TACCAAGAAAGCCCGCTGAATGGGCGGACCGAGCCACGCGCGGGCTCCCAGGACGGCAGGCTCGGTGGGGCCGCCCTGGGCTTTACAACTTGAACGTGCCGCGTGGTAACGCTAGGTTGCGCGCGGCTAAACCACACAGAGGAACCCCAGAATGTCAGGCACCCTTCCCTTCGCCGCTACGCTTGCCTTGGTTTTTGACTCGTTCTCGACCCCCGCCGTAGGTCAGGTCGGCTACGTCCCGCTTGCGGTCACGAACTCGGACGGCTCCGCGCCGACCATCTCCGATTTCGGTGTCGCAACCCCGAACGCTACTTTCACGGTCCTGGCCAACACAGGCCCGAGCGCGACCGAGTACCCGTACGCGGCGGTCTTCACCGCCCTGAACGTGGACTCGACCGTCTCTTACAATGTGCTGGCTGATGGCCTCCAGAACGGCACGATTGCCGTTACGGTAGCCCCGACCGCGCCGGAAACCGTGGCCCCGGGGGTTTCGGTGGAACTCCCGCTCGGCACCGCGTTTCCCACGGGCGGCTTCTAACCCCTAAAACAGGGCTCCGAGGGTAACCTCGGAGCCCTTCTTGTTTTCCGGCGCTTTCCTGGCACAATACGGCTTCGTCACAAGATCGAGGCACCATGAAAGCCATCACAACATTCCTGCGCGACCTTATGGGGTTGTCGGGAGCCGGATTGATTTCCTACGGAACATGGTTGATATATAACCCGGCGGGCTATATCGCGTGCGGGTTCTTGCTGTTTTTGCTGGCTTTTTTCATAGCAATCGGCGACCGCAAGTGACCGACACGCTTGGTCTGCTCTTGGATAGCGTCGGGCTCTTAGCGGCCTGCGCCATCGCCCTGTACGCCCTGTTCAAAGGGTCTGAGGAGTAAGGCGTGGGTGTATTTGATCGGGTAGCGAAAGCGTTTGCCCCGTCCGTAGTGCGCGGAGGCTCGGTGCCTTCCTACGGCATGATCCCGCCGCTGGGCTCCGTCTCGTCCGCTTCCGGCCTGTTCGTCTCCCAGGCGACGGCTATGACGGTCCCGACCGTGTACGCCTGCGTCACGCGCCGCGCTATCGACGTGTCCCGCTGCCGACCCCGCCTGCTCAAATTGGCCGACGACGGAACCAAGGTCTATATCGACGACCACCCCATCGCTCGTCTGTTCAAAAGCCCGAACCTCCCACAGACGTGGATCGAGTTCATCGAACAGATGCACACCGCTTACCTTTTGCGCGGCAACGCCTACGCGGCGATCATCCGCAATTCGAAGGGCGACCCCATCGCGCTCATTCCGATCAACCCGGACGCCGTGATGGTCCTGGAAGCGGCGGACGGCGAGTGGTTCTACAACGTGAACCGGTTGGGTTTGTGGCAGATCGCCATGCTGCGGAACTTCCCTGTCAGCATCCCATCGGAGGACATTCTCCACATCCGGGGTTTGTCGTTCAACACGCTCGTGGCCGTCTCCACCATCGGTCTTGCCCGCGACACGGTCGGGTTGGATATGGGGCTGTCCCAGCAGGCCAGCCGCTTCGTAGGCGGGGGCGCGCGGCCGTCTGGCGTGCTGATGTCGGACAAGGTTCTGACCAAGGACGCGGCCACCCGGCTGAAGCAATCCTGGAACGACTTCGTATCCGGCATCCAGAACGTAGGCACCACGGCCATTCTGGAGGAGGGGCTGAAGTGGCAGCAGGTCCAGCTTACCAGCGTCGACATGCAGTTCATGGCACAGCGCGAAATGTCCGTGTTGGATGTCTGCCGGTTCTTCCGCGTGCCGCCCCACAAGGTAGCCGTGGCTGACCGCGCTGCGTCTATGAACATCCCGCAGCAGGACGCGGACTACGTCAACAACACCGTCGCCCCAGACCTCGACCGGTGGGAGTCGATCATCTGTAAATCCCTCGGCCTCGACGATGAGGGCATCAGCGTCGAGTTCGATGTAAGCCGCCTGCTCCGCGCCGACATAATGACCCGCTACAATGCCTATCGCCTGGGCGTCACGTCGGGCATCCTGACCCCGAACGAAGCGCGCCGCTCAGAAGGGTTGCCGCCGAGCAAAGCACCGATGGCCGACGAACTGCTCGTGCCAGCCAACACTGCCGCCCTGGGCTCGGATATGACCGGCACGGGCGCGGATGGCGGAGGCCGCCCGGCAGGCGGAGGCACACCAGACTCCGGGCTCAGCACCGGGGGAGACCAGCCGGGAGCAACCCCGGTAGGAAACGCACCGAAGGAAGACGACACCCCAGACACATAAAGGACGGGTCGGATGCACTATGTAATGATCGTGGTGATGCTTGCTGTGCACGGGATGCACGCCAACACCATAACGCTTGCGACAGAATCGCGGGTTTCGTGCGCCGCGCAGACCGCCAAGACCGTTCGGGAGTTCGAACGACAGAACTCCGGATACCACGTTGCGGACGTGCAATGCCGGTCAGCACCGGAAGAACGAGACGCCCTTGTATTGAACGACAAGCTGCGGTAGACGAAACGTGAACCACGTTCGAGGATCGTGCTTTGACGACTGTCTATAAGTCCTTCTCCGCCGATGTCGAGATGCTAGGCGAGCGCTCCATCCGAGCGATTTGCAGCACCGCGAACGTCGACATGATGGGTGAAGTCGTTGAACAGGAGGGCGCGGACCTGTCGGTCTACAAGCGCAACCCCATCGTTCTATTCTCCCACAACCCCGAGCACCCTGTCGGCGCTGCGGGGAACGTTCGTGTCGAGAACGGAAAGTTGCTGGCGGACATCGAGTTCGCCCCTCTCGGTATCAGCCAGAAGGCTGACGAGACGTGCGCGATGGTCAAGGCGGGTATCCTGAAGTCGATTTCGATTGGCTTCGACCCAACCGATTCCGAACCGATGAATCCGTCCCGGCCGCGCGGGCCGCAGCGGTACAAGAAGTGGACTCTGGCGGAAATCAGCATCGTGGCCATTCCGGCGAACAATGACGCGGTCGTAACGGCCAAAGCCCTGGAGACGAAAGTGAAAACTAAATCGACACCCCCGTTGGTCTTTAAGGGCCTGTACGGGGTCGGCTGCCTCGCTGAACTGATGTCGGAACTCGGGTGGCAACACCAGATGTCCGTCATGGAAGCTGCGTGTGAGGAAGACGAAAGCGAACTCCCCGGCAAACTCGGCGACATCCTGCACTCGCTTGGCGAGGCGTTGATTGCGATGACGCAAGAGGAGGTCGCGGAGTGTCTGGCCACTATTGACGGCGTGGAATCCCCGGACGCAACCGACAAGGCGACCACCCCCGCGCTGCGCAAGTTCCGCGCTGGCGTGAGTGTAATGAAAGCCGGGCGCGCGGTATCCAAGGCGACGGCAGAGACGTTGCAGGATTCGTTGGACAGCCACGCGGCGCTCCACGGATCGTTGCTGCACCACGACAAGTGCATGAAGGCATTGTTCACGGCGCAGACTTCGGCCGGGCAGACCCCCGGCACCACGAAGGCGCTCGGTGCCGCCGAACCCGGCATCATGCCGAGTGTTGCCAATCCGCAACTAGACGACGCCAAGGACAGTCACGCGGCGGTCAACGCGAACGCCGTGATCCATGCCAAATGCATGAAGGCGCTGGAATCTTTCATTCCGGGCGCGGGCGGCGATACGAATGACGACAGCACCGTTTCACAATCGACCCCGGAAGGTGTCGGCACCACCGGAAACAAGCCTAAGTCCTTGGCGCATCTGGCAACCAAAGAGAGCCGCCAGCGTCGTGCGAGGGCACTTGCAATGGGTGCGAAGGTAGCTTAGGAAGTAAAACCCATAACCAACCATCGTTTCGGTTGGTGCCCAAACGGCCCTTGGGCAAGGCTGAAAAGTGACCGTCGTGAGACAGGGCACAACCCGTTTTGATGGAGCCTACCATATGTCCGAAGTTCGCGTAGCGGAAATCCGCAAGCAGCGCGCCACCGCCGTAGAACGGGTGGGTGTTCTCGCTGCCATCGAAGGCGCTTTCACCGCAGATCAAGAGACCGAGTTCACCGCGCTCGAAACGCAGGTGAAAGGTTTCGACGCTGAACTGACCCGCATCGAGCGCGCCCGCACGATGTCGGCCGCTACGGCTACTCCGGTGCGCGACCAGGAAGTCGTCCTGACGACCCCGGCGGCTGCCGAGACCGACAAGTATGTCACCAATAAGTCGCTGGTAATCGGCGCGATGGTGAAGATGGCCGGTCTGGGTGGCGGCAACCTCCGCGAGTCCCGCTTGCAGGCTTCCGAACTATACGGCGAGCGTCATCCGGTCACTCGTGCCCTGAACGCTTCCCAGGGTTCGTCTGGCGGCTTTATCATCCCGCCCGACTACATGAACGAGATCATCGAACTGCTGCGCCCTGTGGCGCAGGTTCGCTCGGCCAACCCGCGCAACATCCCGATGCCGCGCGGCACGATGACGCTGCCCGGTCAGGCATCCGCTGCCATCGCCAGCTACGCAGGCGAGACCACGGCTATCGGGGTTTCGCAGCAAACCCTCAACCAGATCGTTGCCAGCTACAAAAAGCTGACGGCCTTGGTTCCGGTTACCAACGACATGATGCGCTACGCCGACCCCGCCGTGGACGCCTTCGTCCGCGACGACTTGGTGAAGGTCATCGCCCTGCGCGAAGACTTGGCGTTCATGTTCGGCGACGGCACGGCAAACACCCCGCGCGGCTATACCAGCTTCGCGAACGGCTATGCGACCGCCAACGGTGGCACGGCTGGTGTGTGGAACGTGGGTGCTAACTCCACGGCGGCTGTCGGCGGCAACTTCATTACGTCCAACGAGACCTACACGCTTTCGACGGCGGCGCAGGAACTTGGCGGCTTGATGAACAAGCTGGACACCGCGAACGTCCCCGACATTCGGCGCATGTGGTTCTTCCATCCGCGCACGAAGAACTACCTGTACAACGTGCAGAACAGCCTTGGCGTCTATGTGTATCGTGACGAACTGAACACGGGCAAGCTGCTCGGGTATCCGTTCCGCTGCTCCACCCAGGTCCCGATCAACATTCAGGACCCCACGGGCACGAACAGCGACTGCTCCTTCATCATCCTGGCGGAGATGGACGAGACGATGATCCTGGACTCGATGCAGCTTGAATTGGCTGTGTCGCGCGACGGCACCTACGTCGACGCCAGCGGGACCACCTGGAGCGCCTTCGCGAACGATCAGACCTTGATCCGCGCGATTGCCGAACACGACTTCCAGATGCGTCACGATGCGGCCGTCGCGGTGGATCAGTTCGTTCGCTGGGCTCCTGCGATCTCGTAATTAACCTGACAGCCCCGGCTTCGGCCGGGGCATCTTTCGGAGGACCCGATGGCTGACCTAGTTCTTATCCATAACGTCGCCGCGTACATCACCACGCGGCGTGCTTCTCCGGCGGGCACGGGTGCCCAGACCGCAGGCGCGAACGCGACGGTGACCGGCGTGACGATTGACCGTGGTGGGTTTGCCGGTGGCTCCCTCCCGCGCTCCATGGAAGCGGCCGTTCTCTTTGACACCACGCTCGCCAGCGGCAAGACGCTCTCGGTGGCTTTTGACGTGCAGCACAGCACGAACAACAGCACCTGGACCGACTTCGCCACCACGGCCGCTGTCGTGGTCGCCACCGGCCCCTCGGGCGGCGGTGCGGCTCAGGGCGCGACCTCCTACCCGGTCGATCTAGGCGCTGCGTATCGCTACATCCGCGTCAACTGGGTGCCTTCGATGTCGAACACCGGCACC